TGTATAAACAGCAAGCCCGGAATCAACAATAATCTGTGCTGCACCATCATCGCTGATACGCATAATTTTATCGCCAGTTAAATCAAGAATACTAATGATAGTCTTAACTGGCCATGCCCATGCTCGTTTAAGTGTACCTTCTACGCTAGGCTGGAATACAAAGTTACCAGCGTGTGTACTATGGTCACCAAAGAAAAACTTTAAGTCACCGTTTTCTGTTTTAGCCTGGAAGTTAACTTCTTCGGCATTGGCTTGTGCTTGCATCTTCAAACGCAGAATACTTGCTACTGTTGGTTCAAATTCAATGTGCCATGTAACACCTTTGAATTTAACAGTTTTGGCTTTTTCTGTTACAATCTCTGCGGCCATAAAACGATAATTGTTTTTAAAGTCACCTGCGGCATTTTTAAAACTAACGCCATCTGGTGCGCCTGTATCTTTCTTGGTAAGAGTTAATTCGGCATTTTCTTTATACTCTTGTAAGTTCAACAAGATTTTTAACTTACTTAAATTAGGCATACCAAATGTGCCAATAAAGTCTGCAACCGGATTGGCAAATTTGCCTTCTACTACTACGCTACGATCCTCAGCAACACCAAAGATGTCTGTTTCTTTGTCTGTTCCGGTAATCTTAACTAGGTCGATGCAACCTAAGTCATGTGTATGTTCTACTAAGTCTAATAAATGATCTCTCATGTGTAATTCTCCTCGTTTGTTTATTGTACAGGGTTTATTTAGATTTTGCAACTACTTCGGTAATACTTTTGCCAGAGTCTGACCGCCTTTTAATGAAGTCAGAGTCCCTGGTTTTTTGAGTTCTAACCAGGTAGTCGGCCCAGGATCATTCCATGAATACTCAATTTCGTAACCCATTGACACGGCTAACTCTCGAACAAGGTATCCAGGAGTATAACAACAATAGAAATTTTCTACTAATTGAACAGCACTTGCTCGATCACAGTCGTTAAAGGTCATGATAAAAACTCCGCCTGGTGTTAATTTTTGATAAATCTCATCTAGATATTTTTTAAGAATTTCAAATGGTCTAAAATTAAAGTAGTTATAGGCGAAGCATAAGGCAAATTGGTCGTTGGGTATTTGTCCTAAAATTTCTTGATCCAGGTCTTCTTTGACTGCGTAGGTTCGTAGTCGATTTTGATATTGGTTGTTAAATTTACTCAATGCAGGCGCCAGGTAGTCATGACTTAAATCCACAAGATATAGTGGATCAAGTGCCACCATGCTATCAATAAAGTTTTCAATGCCAGGTCGAATTATCATGGCAGAATGTTGCCAGTCTATGTACCTGCTTAATCTAGCTTGAAATAATTCTGGGTTAGGTATCTTATGTTTACGAAGATTAAGAATATAGTCGGCTGAGTTCCCAAACTCGCCTTCGTACAATATATAACTTTTTTGGAACTCTGGTTTTTCTAATACTGAAATTTCTTGCTTAACTATATCTTTTAATTTTTCTAATTCTAATTCAAATGCATCAAATGATTGTTGTATGTCAAATTTCCGTTGCTCCAATAAATTATCATAGTTTTCTAAACTAAACAAATGTGTAATTTTATCAAGTTCTTGATTATTAGTATCCCTTAGTGCGTCGGTGGACATTAACTCGAGTTGATTTTTAAAATTAACTAGGTCGCTAAGTTTTTTCATATTACCACTCAAACAATGTCTGGAATGTGTTTTCGGTATTAGTCGCCGACGCTAAGTCCCACTCTAATACGCTTAATAAGTTATCTAACTTCTGATCAACAACCGTGGCTTCCATTTCTGTATCGTTAAATGGTAGTTCTTTAAACCACTGTGGCAAGTGTGTTTCATCTGTAGGATAGCCAATACTTGTCCAGCCAAGTGGATTGGCTTTAAGTTTACACACAATTGTTTTCATGCCGTCTACAATCTGGAGGCTATACTTGTCACCATTCATTCTACGCAGATTGTTCCAGTTAAGTGCCGCACGGACATGTCCCGGCATGTTGGCCTTTCCTAGGCGCTCTTCTTCCTTGCCATACTTGGTTAGGTTGTTTACACGTTTAGGACTACCTTTTTCCCAACCTGGGCGCTCTTTAAACAAATATTTAAACTCACGAATCTTTTCAATAATGTCCCCGCGGCTAGTTCCGGTTAGTACCTCATCAAGGATAGTGCTTAAAAACTCTTGAATGACTTTAGGTGTATCACTACGCTTTAGATCAAGGCCCATAGCTTTTACTTTGCCAGGTGAGCCGTGTGTGTCTACCCGCTTGTTTTCTTTATCGTAGTACAGCACAGCGTACCGCTTCTTAGTAATAAACAACCCCTTGGATGCAACAATTTCACGGCCACCTTTGATAACTTCGCCCATCTCTCTCGGTACATGAAATGCCTGTTCCATGAATCCAGGAAAACTAGCGTTTACTTGATCGGCAATACTGTTATACAACTGCACTGCAATTTCTTTCGACCAAGACATTGTACCAGCTTCAATTTCATCTTTGAGTATTGGGTATGCAGTAAAATAACAACTGTCTGTATCACCATATATAATTGATTCGCCTACATGATCATACTTGCCTGTGATGCATTCATTTACATAAGCATCCATGTGCCGGGCAATAGCTCTCCCAGTAAGAGTGGTTGATTGTCCAATGCGCTTATCAAAAAAGCGGCAGCCAGGGTTAAGAATAGCACCATATAAACTGTTAAGATTAATCTTTTTGACCAGTTGTCGCTTGTCCCAATATTCTTCATCTTCCGGCGTCTTTGCTTCTTTGAGTTTGGCCTGCATCTCTTTACGCTCGGCATACCAGCGTTTTAATAGTCCCGGAATAATTGCTTCTTTTTCGTAGGTGAAGATGGTTCCGTTGGAACTTAACATCCACGGTTGATTAGAATCAAAAACCATCTTCCATACATCTGCGGCACTGTGTACAGAATCATCGCCATTCTGCCAGTCTATAGTAATCTCTGTGCCTCGCTCACTAGCCATCACCGCTTCGTATTCCAACGACCCAAATAGGCCTTCCCATGCCGCAGCAAAACTACTGCCCGCTCGCATTTTGTCTGCAATATAACGATCAGTCATAACTGGCCGAAGTTGACCTACAATAGTCTCTGGCCCCATATTTAACGCACGAATTGCACTTGGGTATAGTGAGTTAATGTCAATAGATCCTACATATTCATGTATACCTTTGCGTGGATAAGCCACATAGGCACCTGCGGCCTGTGTGTCCTCATCACTGTAACGTTCCTTGCGATTAGGTACTACCATACCACGTTCATGGGCTTCGTTGATAATAGCCTGCTCGGTTACAGCCACGGCACCCATTGTGGTTTGCAGTAGCACTGTGTTTTCGTGTGCCAGTGTATTAGCAAGATCTAAGAATTTTAATTTCTTATCTAGCTTGGCTAAAATCATTGTATCTTGTCGGTTGTACTCAATAAATGTTTTAAAGTTTTGGTTGTATAATTGATCTAGTGTACCTTCAAAAACTGTTTTAGTTTCTTGAAGTTCATATTCGGCAATAGCATCCAAACTATAACTATGTCGTTCTTCATATGTGTACTTGCGATACAATTGCATATAGTCCATATGCACACGACCAATCAAGTCATAAGTTTCGTTTTCTGCACCAAAGCGTTCAAATGTACGCTTCTTAGGGAATTGATTCCATAAGCAGAACCTGCGTGTATCATCTTTACTTAGTATACGAGTTACACGGTTGACAGTGTACGGAATATCAAAGCCTTCTGAGTTCCACCCCGACAATGCATCGGCATCTTCGATTAAGTCTAGGAATGTTTTTAATAGATCCCCTTCGTTATCGAACACCAGGGTGTTTTCAAATTCGTTGGCAATTTCTTGAGCAGTTTCATTACTCATGTGCTTAGGTGGAATCACTAGTGTGACCATTTGCTCAAGCCATTGTAGATAAACTGAAATGGCAGTGATAGCATTAAATGGATCTTCCGGCCGACTAAATCCACGCTCGGGATCAAAGTCGACCTCGATGTCGAAGAATGCTACATTAAGTTTTGGACCGTCTTGTCCTTTATAGTTGTCCTCAAGACAACGGAAGATTGGATTGATATCCGACTCAAATAATTTCTTGCCGGACTGTATCCTAAGTTCTTTACGGAACTCTTTATTATTGCGTGAGCTAAAACGACTTACCGGTGTGCCAAATATACTTTGAAACTTGCCACGAGGGTCTTCATAATAGAATACAAAATTTGCAGGGTATTCTTTGTATACCCGCTCACCGTCTCGGCGCTCAACTACATGGATACGATCGTGTTCACGATCAAAAAGTGCGTCAATATAACTCATCGTTCTCCTGTGGCTTATGGTCCACTAACCTTGATTCATGCTCGTAATGTGAGCGACTCGCTGTTGTAAAAACAGTACTTATAATGTCTTACCAACCGTGACTAAAATTTGTTCAAGCAATTCATGATCCTGTTGCTCGCGGCCAAATTCACTCTTGTGGGCTAGTTTAATAGCCTTCTTAAGAATGTTTGGTTTGATGTCTAATTCTTCAGCAACGGCTTTAACGGTATCATTAAGGCCACCAGTGAGTGTTTCGATCTCCATTG